TGGGTAATTGGGAGGGATTCTAATGGCTCGAGCACCTCGCCATGAAACTGAAGTTGAAGAGAGAGATCAAGTTGAACAATTTGTTCATGGAGTTAAGCCAATCACCACGGCTCTGGTAGGGACCGTCATAGATACTGGTCCTGCCAATATCACCCAAATTCTTTTTACTGGTTCTCCTACATCTTATGAAGTACCACAATTTGATCCAGGTACAGGGCTTCCGACTGCTGGCTATTTTACCTTAACTGATGAAGTAGCTGGTCAGCCTCCTCATGTGCTCTATAGCGTTCATGCAGGAGTTAATGGGGCTCACTCCCCACATGCTTCTCACAAGATGTCTGGTTACAGTATTCCATTTACCGGTAATCTTGTTCTTCGATCATGCCCTGCTGGTTCAACATGGTCTCTGACAACGGCATAGATCATGACCATTACAACTCTCCCTATCGATGATACTAGTCGTGGCACCACGATTGCCAACAATGGGAAATTGAATACTATTACATTGACAGGTATCCCGAATAAGTATTTTTCCGAAGGATTTGAATTAGTTGATGATTCTAGTGGTATTGATGTAACTCTTTTTCGTATCTATATTCCTACTAGCTATGTATCTGTTAATACTGTTCTTATGTCTAATGCCCAAATTCCTTTTATTAATCTTACAGTAAGACATATTACTGATGGGACCACTTTCAATATAGGAGTAGATATATGACAGTTGTCTCCGTCACAACTGCTAGTATTGGTACGAAACTCGCCACGGCTGCCGATACCAAAATCACCGGTCTCACTGTAACTCAACCGGTAGCAGGGACCGATTGGTCAACTCCGCTGACTTTGGTTGATGCTGCTGCTGCTCCAACAGGAACTACAGGATTTATTCGTACTTTGTTGAACGTAGCTATGAGTTCTATGGGGTTCTTATTTGGAGTTAAGCCGACTGGACCTAGCATGGCTCCAGGATTAACTGCTCCGACATGGCCACAAGGTATCGTCACCGGTAGTATTCCATTTACTGCCGGTGTTTTCGTTGTGAGCTGTCCTGCTGGTATGACATTTAGCTTGACCACGGCTCCCTAATGCCAGTTCCTAGCTCAGCAATTGATACAACTCCTGGTAATGCCTTGCAGGAGCTTCTGGTAGCTCCCGACATTGTTCCTGGAGATGTTGTCAGCTACCAGACCTGCAAGGAGATTTATCTTTATCATCCATTAGGCGCACGTATTACGGAGGGACCTGTCAGCCTTGCGATGGCGCAGAAGAGGGATATTAAGGTTCCTGATAGCCCCGGTGAACTTTGCGCGGATGCTTTTAAGGAAGAATGGAAACTTATTGGGGGTGATTTTCTTGTTCATAATCTACTTACTGTTTCTCGCATTTATGGCGTGGCTTCCATCGCAATGCTCGTTGATGGTTTGAAAAGTAATGAGCCGATCAACTATTGGGATTTACCTGATCTTAACATTAGTTTCAATGTGCTTGATCCTCTTAATACTGCTGGGAGTCTTGTCCTTAACCAAAATCCAAATGCCATGGATTTTTTGAAGTATACACAGATTGCAATTAGTGGAATTGCCTACCACCCCTCGAGATCGGTCACAGTAACCAATGAAAAACCGATATATCTTGGATATACTACTTCCGCATTTGGTTTCGTTGGACGAAGTGCGTATCAAAGAGCTTTTTTTCCGCTCAAATCATACATTAAATCCCTTATTGCTGACGACCTTGTTGAAACTAAGGTCGGAGTACTTGTCGCTAAGACAAAGCAACCAGGAAATTTCGTAGATAACATCATGGCCTGGGCGATGGCTTTCAAAAGAGCCATCGTAAAAGAGGCAGAAACTGGCAATGTTATCAATATTACACCAGATGAGGATATTGAATCTCTAAATATGCAGAATTTGGAAGGTCCACATGTTCTTGCTCGGCGAAATATCTTAGAAAATATCGCAAATGCGGTTGATATGCCAGTCAAACTCCTTACCCAGGAGTCCTTTGCTGAGGGGTTTGGTGAAGGGTCGGAGGATGCGAAGGCGGTAGCTCGCTATATGGACCGACTCCGGGAAACCATGGACCCGGTCTACCGGTTCTTAGATCGTATAGTGATGCACCGTGCCTGGACTCCGGCCTTCTTTAACAGCTTGAAGAAGAGATTTCCTGAAAAATACGGTGATTCTACGTATCGTGAGGCATTTTACGATTGGGCAAACAGCTATCAAGCGGTGTGGCCATCGTATTTACGTGAACCCGACTCTGATCAAATTAAGGTTGACGACACAAAAATGAAAGCTGCGATTTCAATTTATCAAATTTTGGAGTTTTCATTCGACCCCGAGAACAAAGCCCGGTTAATTCAGTGGATTTGTGATGCAATTACGAACAATAAACTCCTTTATTCTAGTCCATTGATGTTGGATTATAAGAAATTGTTGACACAATTGAAGAAAGATCAGAAGACTAGGGATGAACAGGCTGCAATGGGTGCAGATCCACAAGAAGTATTAGAGGGTAGTAAGCCTCAAATCCCGAAAGTTAAGATGGCAAGGGCTGATACTGCTAAAGAAAGTGTAATTCGGCTCTTGGAGCACGTCCAAAATGCCTCTTAATCGTGAAATTGCGAAATCTTTGGGGTATTTACGAGCTAGATATAAGGTTTCAGAGAAAGATTTGGTTGCTTTGGCAAAAAAATTGTCAAAACCAGAAGAAAATGAGGAAAGTTGGGAAGAAATCACCCGAAATTACATAGAACAGAGAAAAATTCGTGCCAAAATCAGGCGAATGGATAAGTGAGAAGATTTCTAAGCTGCGGCACGAAGGTTATCCGCAGGAACAGGCGATTGCGATCGCGCATCGCATGGCTGGAGCTCCCAAACCTGATAGTATATCGGATGCTGTTTGGAATGATGCTCATATTGCTCCTCATCCCGGTAAAGATGATGCTGTTGGGAAAAGAGTTGGGATAGGTGATGATAACCAACATATGGGATTTACCGAAGGGTTTGCTGAGCCTATAAAAAAATTGATTTCACAGTGTGATGGTCTTGCAACACGGATAGATGCTTTTGAACAGCGTAGGGCAATGAAGAAGCCTAAGAAGGTTGAACCGCGTTCAAAAGATAATATGCAACCTTCAATGCCACATCCGAAAGAACCGGGCGGATGACCACGGTAGCTGCTGGGATTCTTTTCAGGTCACCTAACGGTAATTGCCTATTCTGTCGCCGAACCGATGGATTAGGATGGTGTACTCCAGGTGGTGTAAAGAAAGATGGCGAAACCGTTGAGTCTTGTGCGGTTAGAGAATGTTTGGAAGAAACTGGTTATCTCACCGGTCATGCTGGAAAACTGCTTACTCGCCGTGTTCGTGATGATGTTGATTTTACCACGTTTCTTTACGATTGTGACGAGGAATTTGTCCCTAAACTAAATCATGAGCATGATGCTTACGTCTGGTTAAATCCTGCCCATGCACATAGTTTGAATTTGCATCCTGGTTGTCACATTGCTTTGCGTAAGATGGCGGGAATGAATGAATTACAGATTGCGGAAGCTATACGAGATGGGGAATTAGTTTCACCACAGTACATTGAAAATGTGATGCTGTTGGATATGCGAATCAGTGGGACGGGATTCAGTTATAGGCCAAAACTCAATGAATGGGTTTACCGGCGTGACACCGTATATCTTACTCCTGAATTTTTGGCTCGATGCAATGGAATTCCAATTATTCTTGAACACCCAAACACTCAGATTCTTAACTCAGATGAATTTTCCAAAAGAGTTGTGGGAACCATGTTCCTACCCTACATTAACGGAGAGGAAGTCTGGGGAATTGGTAAAATCTACGACAGGAAAGCCCAGATCGCTGTCAATGACTTCGACCTATCCACCTCCCCAAGTGTAGTCTTCCGTGATACAAAAGTCAACTACACTATCGAAATGGAAGATGGAAGTAACCTTTTGGTGGAAGGTAGCCCGAGTTTTGTGGACCATTTGGCGATCTGTGAAAAAGGAGTCTGGGATAAAGGCGGTGACGCTAGTGGCATCAGGATTGATTCTGAAGCTGCGGGTGAACCAACCGAAAAAGTTGTCACGGCTAAACCGGATATGAATGGTCATTTACCAGAACCATCTTATCCTGTCCATGGTGGTAATGAATCCCCGGCTCCTAACCAGCAAGGTATTCCACCCGGTATGGTGGGTTTAGCAGATAATATGAGTAGCCTAGTTAAGAGACTTGATAAATTCCTAGCTAGAAAGGACCTTATGGTCCGCTAGAGCCGCGCGAATAGCGCAATCCGCTGCAACCAAAGGAGGCTTAGATGCCTGAAGCAGCAGCCGACGCCAAGACCAGCGTGGACTCTATGCTGGC